TGAGCGCGCGGCGCTCGCGCCGTACAAGCTGGAACAGGTGATCTAGCCATGCTTTCACTGGCACGCTACAGCACCCCGGCGGTGTTGATTCGCCGCCGCTCCGGTAAGGACGCGCGCGGCTTCCAGACGGTGACCGAGACACGCGAAAACATCACGGCGTTTATGGACGCTCCGAACGTGTCCGAGGAGTCACCGGCTGGCAAGGCTGGAACACCGGACGTTCTAGAGCATGTGCTCTATTTGGAGCCTGGCACGCGGGTTAGCGCCCGTGACCGGGTGGAAATAGAAGGTTCATTCTTTGAGGTTATCGGTGTGGCACCGCCTATCAAGAACATTTTCACCGGGGCGGTCTTCCACACGGAATGTAAGGTTAGGCGGGGAGAGGCATGACACGCGATAAGCTGGTTTTCAATGAGAAGGCGCTAAAGGCGCTCCGTAAGCACCCGGCGGTTATCCGTGACCTTGAGAAGCGGGCGCGGCGTATTGCCGCCGCCGCCGGTGGTGAAGAAATGGGCTATAAGGTCACGGTTTTGGAGCTGGAAGACCCGCGCGGCGCGGTTTCTGTCATGGCGACCGGACGCGCGGCAGCACACAACCGGAAGCACAACTCACTAATTAGGGCTGTAGATGCAGGACGCTAAAATCTGGCGTGTTGATTCGCCGGTGACCGCGTGCTATGCCTATTTCTCAGGTTTGAATCTTAGCGCGGCTATCGCGCGTGATGAGGAGCCGCCCGGCTGGGATGGGTCTACCCCGCTAGTGCTGATTCGGGACGGCGGCGGCAACCGGCAAGAGCTGAACCTCCGACATGGCCGCGTAACCGTGGACGTTAGGCACCCTGAACCGGGCGGCGCATATGATCTAGCGGAAAAAATTCATGAGCTTTTCTGTCTCTGGGTTTTTACCGACGCGCCGGTTATTTTTGATCCGCATAATGTCGATTCACCGGCATATAATCCGTCTGACTCGCCGCGCGTCCCCGCTTATACTTTTACCGTTACAATTGCGGTAAAATCCGAGAATAAAATTAGCGCTAATAACATTTAGTGCTTAAAGATTTGGAGATTAAATATGGCTCTTGACGCTACCTATGTTGCTAAGCCGGTAAATGTCACCGGCGGTATCAAGTTTGCGCCTATTGGCACCGTTACCCCCACTGATCCTACCTCCGTTCTGAACGCGGCTTTTAAGGAGCTGGGTTATGTCACTGAGGACGGTCTCAAGCTGTCGCATGATGCAAGCGACGATAAGATTAAGGTCTGGGGCGGCGTTACTATCCGCACTATCCGCTCTGACTATTCCGCTACCATTACCGGTACTCTTCTTTCCACTCTCGACGTGGACGTTTTGAAGACTGTTTTTGGTGATAATCAGGTTCAGCAGAAGAGCGGCTTTATTGCAATTAAGCACACCTCAGATATTGCACCGGAAAAGGTCTACATTATCGAGACTAAGGATGCTTCTACCGGCGGCCGTAAGCGTTATGTTGTGCCTAAGGGTCAGATTACCGTTTCCGGTGATGTGAACCTGTCTCACAAGGAAATTACCGGCTTTGAGGTGACTATCGAGGCGCTGGCAGACAAGGACGGCGTATGCTACTGGGAATTTATGGAGACCACCCCGTCTAGCCCGGTTGCCGCCGGTGTTGTAGGCGGCTAATCGCCTTTTGTTTTCCCCGCCCGCCCTTTTTTGTTCTGATTTTCGGGGCGGGCGCGGGGATACCCTTTTTTGAAAATCAGACATTCATAGATTGGAGAAAATCGAACATGGCAACTAAGACCCCCGCCGCTTCTCGCGCAGCACGTAACGCAGTCAAGGCTAAGAAGCGCGTCCGTAAGTACGAGAAGCAGTACACCTATAACACCTTTGAATCTTCCATTTTCGAGGGTGAATTTAAGCTCCCCTCCATGCGACAGATCCCGCAGACTTACGCACTCGATTTGCGCACCGGCGATTTTAACGCGCTTTACCGCTGGCTTGAAGAAGTGGGCGTACCGACTGAGGATATTGACGCTATTAAGTCGCTGGATTCTGAGGAGATTGAAACTTTCTTCGAGGAATGGAATAGCGGCGAACTGGGAAAGTAATAGCCTGTCTTAATTCGTTCTCAGAGCATGAAGACGAGGTACGCGCCCGGCTTCTTGAACTTGGTTTGAATTGGGACGGGAAACGCACGGGTAAAAACAATTGGGCTAATATTCACGCGGCCATTAAAACCGCGCCGCCCGGCTCACCTTTGCATATTGCGCAGGATCCCGATAACTGGGTTTGGGGTTTGCCGTATTATGGTGAGCTTGTGAATATTTTTGACCTTTTGAGCATGGGCAACGCACAACGCACATTTGACCAAAAGCAGGTTGATAAATGGACGCGCCGCCCGCGCCCCGGCGACATTAAGGATACTGAGGAAGTCATTACGGGCGACGTAATGACTATTGACGAATACAATAAGCTTTTTAATTCTGGGAATTAAACAGCGTATTTCATCTGGAGGGTGGAAGTCTTTGGCAGCAATTGAACTAGCTACTAGCTATTTGACTCTTGCGGTGGAGACTTCCACCCTTTCTAAGCAGGTATCAAAGGCTCTTAGCGGTGTAGGCTCTATCGGCACCCGCGCCGGTCGTGAAATTGGCGACGGCATGGCTAAGGGCTTCGAGCAGACAAAGAACATTGACGTTGAAGGTCTACGCGCGAAGGTCGAGAGTGCAGACCGCGCCCTAGCACAGAGCGCGGACGTTATGGCACGCAAGCGCGCGGCCGCCGCGTCCACCATCAAGCAGGCACAGGAAAGCGTTAGCGCGGCCATGTCTAAGACCGAGGCGGCTAATGCCCGCCTGGGTGCAGCTGAAAGCCGTCTTAGCGCGCTCCGTGCTAACGGTGGTAGTGCGGATGCTATCGCGCGTGCTGAGGCGGCGGTACATAGCGCGCGTGCTAGTGTTTCGACGGCGACTAGCGGACAGATTGGCGCAGAACAGCGCCTTGTTAGCGCCCGTGAAAAGTACACGAGCATTTCGCGTTCCGCTGTCTCTCAGACTACGGCGCACGCTCAGGCTTTGCAGTCGGCTAAGGCGAACCTCAAGGAAGCGGAAGCGGCGACCGGCGCGCTGGGTGGCGCGACCGAGAAGGCTACCGGGCATTTTGCTGGTTTCCGTAACGCATTCGCAAAGTCTTTTAGCGGTCTACGTGGCACCGTAGACAAGGAAATGCAGAGCGCATTTAGCGGCGTGACCGCACAGGCAGAGCACGCCGGGCGTGAGAGCAGCTCTAGGTTTAAGAGCGCGTTTACGGGCACTATTGCCGCCGCCGGTGGTCTCTTTGCGGGCGTGGGAATTTTCAATGCGGGTAAGGACGCACTGTTCAAGGCTGGCGACCTGGAACAGTCCGTAGGCGCTGTTGATGCTGTATTCAAGAACAGCGCGGATAAGATGCACGCTTACGCGGCCGCCGCGTCTAATACCGTGGGCATCTCCGAGAACGCCTATAATGAGCTGGCTTCCGTGCTGGGTGCATCGCTGAAAAACGGCGGTACGAGCATTGACGAGCTAGGCGATAAAACTAACAGCCTTATCGGCCTAGGCGCTGACCTCGCATCACTCTACGGTGGCACGACGAAAGATGCAATTGATGCAATTTCGTCCGCTCTTCGTGGTGAAATGGATCCCATCGAGCGCTACGGTATCTCGCTAAATGATGCCGCGCTCACCGCTAAGGGTCTAGAAATGGGTATCCAGAAGACCGGCGGCGCGTTTACGACTCAGCAGAAGCAGCTCATCACTCAAGCGCTGTTGTTCGAGCAGTCTAAGGATGCACAGGGCAACTTTGCGAAGGAATCCGACACGTTCGCTCATAAAATGCAGGTGGCTAATGCCCGCTTGGAGGATATGAGTACCAAAATCGGCGGTGCCATTCTCCCCGTGGTCGTAAAGGTCATGGACGTGTTCGGTAAGGCTCTCGCTCCGGTGCTGGATGAGGTAGCGGGCGGCTTCCGCGCGTTCGGCGCGTCTTGGGAAAAGTTCGACGGCGATATTACGAGCGCCGGTTTTCCTGGGTTTATGGAGGCGGCGGGATTTATCGCGCGTAATGTTTGGGAAACGATTAAAAACGCTTTCCAGAATGGCATTATTCCGCTGTTCCGTGACCATGTTATGCCTGTGCTGGATACTGTCGGTACGGCATTTATTGACTTTTTCAAGGGCATTTATGGTTTTCAGGATTACGGCGAACCGGTCAGTGTTTTTAATCAGATTGGCGGCGCAATTCGCGATATCGGTAAATGGCTTATCGAAAATGTCGGTTTGTGGGCACCTTTTGCCGCTGGTATTACGGCAGCGTTTACCGCGTGGAGCACTTATCAGAAAACTATTACCCTGGTTAAGATTGCACAGGAGGCGCTAAACAAGGCTTCGGCGGCATTTAGCAAGACTAACGTTATTTTGGTCGTTATTGGCTTGATTGTCGGCGGTCTTGTCCTCGCTTATAACAAAATCGGCTGGTTTAAGGATTTTGTAGACAATTCTATTAAGGTTATTGGCGACGTTTTTGTTTGGCTTTATGAAAATGCGGTGAAGCCCGCGTTTGAATGGATTGTCGAGGCAATTAAGGGCGTAATTGATTGGTGGAATACCTCATTTGTGCCCGCTTTCAATGAAGGCGTAAAAATCGTTGGCGACGTTTTCAACTGGCTGTACGAGAACATTGTTAAGCCCGTATTTGAGGGCGTAAAGGGCGCAATTGAAGGCGTTGTAGACTGGTGGAACAATTCATTTGTCCCGGCGTTCGACGCGGGCGTTAAGGCTGTCGGTGCCGTCTTCGAGTGGCTTTACAACAATGTTGTACAGCCGGTCTGGACGGCAATTAAAACCGTTATTGCGGTAGTTATTGCGGTCATTCTTACCATTTTCGACGGTCTAAAGGCAGTCGTTGAGAATGTCCTAGCGCCTATTTTCAAGTGGCTGTACGAGAATATTATTATTCCGGTCTGGAATGGAATTAAGGATATTATTTCCGGTTTCCTGGACTGGTTTAATAACACGCTTGTGCCCGCTGTGAAAACCGTTATTGATATTCTTGCGGATATCTTTAATTGGCTCCGTGATAATGTCGTTATGCCCGTGTGGAATGGCATTAAGGGCATTATTGACGGCGTGGTTCAGTGGTTCAATAACACGGTAGCGCCGCTATTCCAGACTGCATCTAATATTATTGGCGACATTTTTAATTGGCTGTGGAATAATGTTGTTTCCCCGGTGTGGGAAAACATTCGCCGTGGTATTGATATTGTCGTTCAGTGGTACAGTGGCGTTGTGCAGCCGCTTATTAAGTCGGTTACCGACGCTATCGGCTCTGTATTCCGCTGGCTGTACGATAATGTGGTTAAGCCCGTCTGGGATTCGATTCAGAATGTCATTAGGGCGTTTACTGACTTCTTTAATGGCGTTATTTTCCCGGCGATTAAGGGCACTATTGACGCTATTTCGTCGGTATTCCGCTGGTTGCTTGATAATGTGGTGCGCCCGGTTTGGGACGGTATTCTAGGCGTTATTCGTGGCGTGTGGGAAAACGGCATTAAGCCCGTTTTTGACGCGCTAACTAATTTCGTTACCCGGACTATCCCGGATGCGTTCCGTAATGCTGTGGACGCTATCGGTCGTTTCTGGAATGGCATTGTTGATGTTGTGAAGCAGCCGGTTAAGTGGGTTTTGCAGACCGTCGTTAATGATGGTTTCATTAGGAACTTTAATAATCTGGCAGGCACGTTCAATATCGGCAAAATTCCCGAGATTAATTTGTCCGGTTGGGCAACCGGTGGTTATACCGGACGCGGCGGCAAGTACGAGCCGGCGGGTATTGTTCACCGTGACGAGTTCGTGATTAGGAAAGAGGCGCGGCAGCGTTTCGAGCGTGAGAATCCCGGCGTGCTGGATCACCTGAATCGTACCGGTGAGCTTCCGACGGCCGCTCTGGTTGGTGCGGGTGCTCCGCGTGTCGGTGAGTCGTTCGCCGCGCCGTTCGGTGTGCGTGATAACAGCGTGCCCGGTTTCGATATTGGCGGCATGGTGGCAAGCGTCGTTAAGGCAGGCGTAGACACGGTGAACGCCGGTGTGAACGCGGTCCGTGAGCTTGCAGGCACGGCGGCGGGTAAGGTGCTGGACGTGGCTATCACCCCGGCGAAGAACCTTATTGCTGGCATCGCTGGTTTGTTCCCGGGTTACGCGGGCGACGTGATGCGAGGCGGCGGTGATGCGATTCTCGACGGCGCTAAAAACTGGGTTGTTGAGAAGCTTAAGGGCAAGGACGAGCACGGCAGGGACGCGGCAAGCGCTCACGCTGTAGCGCCGTCCGGCGGCGGCGTGATGCGTTGGCGTGATACCGTCGTTCAAGCGCTGGGCATCGCTGGTCTACCCGCTACCGACGCTTATGTCAATGCGTGGCTTTCGCAGATTCAGAGTGAATCTAACGGCGACCCGAACGTCACGCAGAGCGGATACGTGGACATTAACACGATTACGGGCGATTTGGCTATGGGTCTTGTGCAGGTTATCGGTGCGACGTTCGCCGCGTTCCGTGACCCGTCGCTACCCAACAACCGCCTAGACCCGCTGGCTAACCTTGTGGCCGGTATGCGTTACGCGACCGCCCGTTACGGTTTCGGTGGGCAGCTGGGTGTTATTGGTCATGGTCACGGCTACGCGTCCGGTGGTTTGGTGAATGGAAGCACCGCGTTTAAAAACGCTATCGTTCCTTCTCTTTATGACCGAGGCGGTAAAATTAAGCAGGGTGTACAGGTGATTGATCATCGCCGCGCTACCCCGGATTATGTGCTCACTGATTCGCAGTGGCGCACTATGTACAGCATCGCTAACACCGCGTCGAGCACCACCAATAGCGGTATTACCATTGGTAATGTCTACGGTTTGGATGCTGTGGACGTGGCAGAGGAGATTATGAAGCGGAAGCGTCGAGAGGAGCTACTGAGTGCCTGACATGAGCAAACCCGCCCCTACGCTGTACCTACACGCGGGCGGTCTGGACGGTGAAGTGTTTAACTTTTCCTCAGTGGCGACTACGGCGTTTACGGCGCTTGAGGGTTTGGACGGTTTCGGTATCCCTGAGCCTGACTGGCGCACGGTGCAGCGGAACGACGGCGGCGGCTCTTATGTGCGTTCGCTCCGTTTGAAAGAGCGTGAGCTGTTTATCCCTCTGATGATTTGGGGTGAATCGCAGGCGGAATGTCTGGCTAATTGGGATGCGCTTGTTGCCGCTATGAATCCCCGGGTAGGTGAATCGTCCGTGCTGGAGGTTCGCCGCCCGGGGCAGGCTCCCCGTTTTATTAACGTGGTGTATAAGAGCGGCCTAGGCGGTAAATTCGGTGAGGATTTTAGGGGCTGGCACTACAAGGTAGGCCTGACTCTAATTGCTCATGATCCGTATTTCTGGGAATCTGACCAAATGCTCAGCTGGAATGTGCGAGGCGACCACAAACCGTTTATTAGCGGCGGCGAAATGGTGAAGACGCACAAATTTTTCCCCGTGATTCTGTCGCCGTCCGTGGTGAACGGTAGCCGTGAGATTACGATTGGTGGCGACGTGGATTCAGCCCCTATCTGGCAGATTACCGGCGCGGTAACCGACGTTAGGGTTACCAACGTTGAGACGGGCGAATCTTTCAGTATCACGGGCAGCATTGCGCCGGGCGAGACTATCACCATTGATACCACGGTATTTGATATCTATTCGCAGAATGACCGTTCGGGTGCGCTCTGGGATAGGCTGACCACGGATTCTACGCTATTCCGTCTAGGCACCGGGCGACACACTATCAAGGTGACCGGCTCCGGTATGGACGAGCGTTCAGAAATCGCCTTGATTTATAAGCCCCGCTACGTGAAGGGAATCTAAACCGAATGTCCGTTCAGGTTTTGATGAGGGATGAGAATTACCGGCCGCGCGGTTTCCTCATCGCGTCTAAGGTTGAGATGATGCGCCGTCTCAACCGACCGGACACGTTCATAGTGAATGTGTCGGCAGAGTCAGCACAGCAGGCGACCCGCCTACGCGAGGGCTGGGGTCTTGTCGTGCAGGACGGCGATTTTAAGGTGTCCGGTGTAATTACACAATTTTTCCGCACCGCTAAGGACAATAATTTAGAGGTCGAGGTGACGTGTACGTCTGAACTGGCGTTCCTGGGTGACCGCTTGACGTATCCCGACCCGGCGCATGAGGAGACTCAGCAGCAGGCCGCCCGCTGGCAGGAGCGCGGCGCGTGCGAGACGGTGATTAAAAATCTTGTTGCTAAAAATCTTGGTGTCGAGGCGCGGGAAGCCCGCCGTGTGCCCGGCTTTGCTGTTGCGCCGTCTCAGGGGCGCGGCGGTGATGCCTCCGTGGACACGCGCCTAAAAAACTTGCTGGATGTGGTGGAACCTATGGCGACTAGCGCGGGTTTGCGAATGAACGTTCAGTTTCAACCGGGCGCGCTAACTTTCGACACGATCCCTACGCGTAATCTGTCCCGCCGTGTTCGTCTTTCCTGGGTGTCCGGTGAAGTTATCGGCTGGGAAATGACCGACCGCGCCCCGTCCGTTACCGCCGTTATCGTCGGTGGACAGGGCGAGGGCGTGGACAGGCGGCTAGACGCTAGGCAGCGTCTCGATTCGTGGCGGCGACGCATCGAGATATTTAAAGACCGACGCGATACCGACGACGCGGGCGCGCTAGAGAAGACCGCTAACGAGGAACTGGATAAGGGCATCTCAGAGCGCATCATGAAGGTGACCGTACAGGAAAGCGACACGCGAAAATTTGGTGTTGCGTTCGACGTTGGGGACACTATTACGCTTGACGTGGCACCTAACGTCACGCCCTATGACTCTCGCATCGTAGAGGCTAAAATTATGTGGAGTGAGAATACGCGTACCGTGGAGCTAACCGCCGGTGCGTTGGATTTGACGCTCTCACAGGAACGTATCGAGCGGTTGCGCCGTGAAATTGCGCAGCTGGCAACCGTCTAAAAGGAGGGCGAAAATATGGCAGGCGAACGACAGTTTACCAACGTTACGAATGTTGAAGAGTCATTTCCTGTAGTGAACAAACCGCTAACCGGTGAACAGTGGAGCAGTGTCACCACGGCGCTAGGTAATGGCACCATTGACGAGGGTACCGGCGACTACCGAATCAGCTTCGACAATGCTTCAAATTCGGTTTATGTTGATCCGCCTAACCCACCTGGTTTTGCGCACGCTACCGTGGGTGGGTATTATCACCGCATTTACGGGCGTGTGTCTTTGCCGTGCCCGCCGGTTACCACCACCACAACCTACGTTCTGGCTATTGTTCTAGATCCGCTCCGACAGGCGACCGAGCCGCTTAAGCTGGAGCTTTTTAAGGCACCTATTGATTACAGCGGAAATAAGAAGTTCCTTGTGTTCTGTGAGATTATCCGCAAGCCTAACGAGCTTCTTTCACAGGCTAAGGTGATTATCAAGAAGCCGCGTGTTTCCCCGTCTATTGACGTTCAGGACTTCGATAATTTGCCGCCCGCTAAAACGCAGCCTTTCGGCACTATCGCCTATGTGAATAGCGAACGTTCGTTCTATCGCCGGTCGGCTGTGAATGGCTCCGGTGAGACGTGGGCACGTGTGGCAGGCTCTAGGCAGACCCCGACTAATTTTATGCCTGGTTGGATTCCGTCGCCGTCAACGCCTAATAACATTGGTATTGTGACTACCCCTATTTCTGATGGGTTTTTATGTCAATATTCCGGTATTTTGTCACGTAATGCTTTTGATTACACGGTGGGGCGTGAATGGTCTGTTTTGGGTGTTTTGATTCCTGAGAATTTGCGGACTAAGAAATACACTGAAACTATTTTCCCGGCTCTGTGGAACACTAAGGCTTCCGGCGTTTTCCCGGTTATTTGCCGTATTAATTTCATGGAGGGCTATATCAGTATCCGAGCAAATAGTGATATTACCGTGCCTATTGAGAGGCATGGTGAGCTACATATCCCGGCGGTATCCTGGGTGTCGGATAAGTCGAATATTATTGAGTGGTGATTATTCATGGCTAAGATTACGGCGCGTTTCAGCACGCCGGGCGGTAAGCCTTACCGTGGCAGGGTGGTATTTTCCCCGCTTGCGGACGTTGTTCTAGGCGCGCGCGGCGACCGCGTAAACATTCTGGTTGGTGACTTCGAGGCACCGCTAGACTCTACAGGCTTCTTCTCGATTGACCTACCCCCCGGCCAGTACACGGCGCGGTTTAAGATTGACAATGCGGATAGCGGGCAGGTTGGGAAGATTCGGGACGTACTAATCACGGTGAAGGGTGATTCTACCCTTGCGGATTTGATCGCGCCGCCCGCCGCGCCGCCCGCCGGGGCTATCCGAGTAAATGAACAAGACCTAGCAAATGGAGTGATCGCGTAGTATGGCACGATACGGCGATATTGTCCTAGTGACACTGGATGAAAATAACGAGCTGGAGGGCGACGCGCTAAAGCACGTCGAGCGCGTAGCAGCAGAGGCCGCCGCTACCGCCGCCGCTTCTAAGCTGGACGCTACCGCGTTCGCCGACTATGTGGCGCAGGCGCAGGCGCGCGGGGTGACCGCGCCGGTGGAAAACCGTAGCGCGTCCCTGAACGCCGTGACTGAATTTAATGCGGATCCGACCGGTTCGGTGGATTCTACAGCGGCGATTAACCGCGCTGTCCAGCAGGCGGCAGAGCGCGGCGGCGGTACCGTGCATCTACCGGCTGGTACTTATAAGGTGAGCTACCCGTTTATTGAGCTTCTGGGTTCGGTGCATCTACAGGGCGCAGGGCGTGAGTCCACCACTCTGTTTGTTGATACCGCTGTGCCGGTTCCGGTGAAGACCGCTGTGATTCACGCTGGAAATTATGACGAGCCGCGCCGTGGAACCGGAAATATCCTAATGGGTGTATCCGACCTTTTCATCAAGTCTGAGTATCCGCTCCGTGAGCACACTACCAATATCCCCGCTAATGTCGGTGGTATCGTATTTCACACCGAACTAGGGGTGAATCCGCATGAACCGGACGGGGCGCACCGCATCGAGAATGTGATTATCTGGGACATGGCCTATGGCATCGCGCTATTTGGTCTTGATGACCAAGCGTGCCAGGTGCGCAATGTCCGTGTTCGTCGTACCCGTGAATTTGGTGTGTGCGTTGGTAAGCCTTTGGAGCACCCGCGCGCGAAGGTGGACGGCAAGCGCGAGACCGGCGCGGGCGACAATATCCTAGATGCTGTGGACGTTAGCGGCGCGAACATCGGCGGCGGCGGGTTCGCAGGTGTCGAGATTTACACCACGAATACTACGGTTTACAGCTGCAAGGCGTGGTATAACCGCCGCTCTAATAGTGGTGTCGAGGGCACCGCCGGTTCAATCTGGGATACCAAGGGCACCAATGCAGAGCACCCGCACGCCGCTATCAAGAACGGCGCGGGCTTCTATGTCCACGGTGGGCGCAACATTTTCACCGGCTGTACCGCGCAGGAAAACGGCGGCCACGGTTTCGCCGTGGTTGGTACCGCTAATCAGATTGTCGGTTGCCGCGCCGCGTCTAGCTCATGGTGGGATACCTCCGGCAAGGCACCGAACAGCGCAGCAGATTATTTCATCGCTAACTGGGCTTGGGGTCTGGTCATGACTGGCAACATTGCACAGTCTGAATACGGCGAGAAGACCGGCGCAAAGTACGGCTACTTCTTCGAGTCATGGGGACATGACATTATCGCCCGTGGTAACGCCGCTATTGCACAGCCTACCGCGCTAAAGGCGGGTAGCATGGGTAAGAGCGTTATTATTGAAGTAAATCAGGAAACCGTGAAGGGGGCATAAATGGCGTTGAGTTATGGCCGCGTTGTGGCTAAGTTTGCGACATTTCAGGATGGGCACACGCCCGTAGGTACCGTCGAGTTTGTGCCGTCTGATTGGGTGACAGAGAGCGGCATCATTCACAGCCCCGCGCCGGTTATCGGCTGGGTGCGTGAAGATGGGCAGCTCTACGGTTCCGAGAAGGCTTACGCGTCCGAGACCCCCGGCGTGAGGTTGCTTGTCTCCGACCCTAAGCACCCGGCGCGGTACACAGCAACCCCGCGCCTGTATGATCCGGTGACCGGCGCGGGTATTCCAGCCCGTGCGTTCGAGTTCGAGATTAGGGCAGGCGCGACCGGTGAGATGGTGGAAGACCCGAGCGGCGGCGTGCGTGTTATCTCATCGAATGATGGTTTGTGGACGCTTGAGGTACCGGCGGGCGCGTCTATCGTCGCTGTCGGTGATGGTCGATACGAGGCGCGCGGCCTATCTGTGGCCGCTGGTGCTGATGGTTCCTGGGTGATTGGAAAGGAAGGCTAACTATGGCACAGGCTGAAATCCGTGGCTTGCTGGAGGACGGGCGCGCCCCGTCCACACTGAAAGCTGAAATTCAGGAGATGATTACCGCCGCCGCCGGTGGTGGTGTCACCACTGAGACAGTCGCTAAGGCTCTAGGCGTGGCTATTGTGCGCAGCACTACCCGCCCGCCCGCTACCATGCACGGCGTACCGACTATCTGGATTAACCCCGCGCTGGAAGGTGCGCTACAGCCGGTACCCACGTTCACGCTCAAGGAGAACGGCGCTATTCTGGAGATTGAAACGCCTAACCCGGCGGGTGGTGCAATGAATGACAACCTATGAGCTAGTCACTAGGGCGGGCGTTGAAGCAGAAGTAGCTAGGCAGACGGCACGGTTTGAGACGCGAGAAAAGAACTTCGGTTTTAAGCCGGGCGAACATTATTATTCCCCGGTAACTTATACTTGGCCTGACTTTTATAATGGCGCTAATTCTAAATGGGCTAAATTCCTGGAATTTGGCAATACCCTAGGTATTGTCATTCTGAATAGGTCTAGTGGTGATTGGCTTTCTAAGCGGCCAGATGTTGATTTTGCGACTCAGGGTTCTATGGCGCTTAGCGCGGGTGCCCGGCGCGTCTCGTTCTATATCAAGACGCGACACGGCGCTATGTTCGAGGGTATGCCGGTATCTTACCGGGATAAGATCGCGACGAATCTAAACGTTGATTTGTCCGCTATTACGCCTTTTACCGAAGATTTTATTATCGAGTCCGCGCGGGCGGTCAAGAATGATTATCCTGATATTCCGGTTAATATTTTTCTTGACGAAGCAAACCCGTGGATTGAAATGGATTTGCAGAATAAAATCATTGAAGCTTACGTAAAGCTTTATAACCGGCTAAAGCGTGAACTTGGTAATGATTGTTTGATTATTATCAACCCTGGTTCTAATACACCGGCTTCTATGATGGCAGCGTGTGATGTGGTTCTGTCCTATGAGTCGAACGCGGCTAAGTACCTAGACCCTGGCACTCAGTGGATTCACCCCGAGCATTACAAGGGTTTCCCATCGTGGAGGTTCTGGCATGTGATTCACGGGGCGACCCCTGAGAATATTGATGCCGTTTTCACCAAAGCGGATAGCCTGGGTATCGGGCATCTGTACGTTACCGACCGCACATTCAAGGTGGGCGGCGGCTCCGAGGACGAACCGGAAGAAAACCCCTACGATAAGCCGCCCTCTCAGTGGGTCGAGAACCGCGTGAAGGCGTGGATTGGTGGCACGTTGCCGTTTGAGAAGCGCCTATCAGCTTTGGAGGCAAAGATTAAGGAATTGGAGGCAAAGAGGAATGTCTAATTTTCGTATCCCGACCCTGAACACGGCGGGTGAGTTCACCGGCTCCGCTCTGGCACACATTCAGAAGGTGGCGAGCGCGGCGGGCAGCGGCGGCGGGGGCACCGCTACCGTTCGAGATACCGGGTGGCGGCGTGTCGAGTCGCCCAACCTCGCGTCCGGTTCCGTGTTTTTCCGCCGTGTCGATAACCTGGTTTCTGTCACGGTTCGCGGCGGCAGTTGGGATACGGCTACTATTAAGCCGTCGGCCTCGCGCGCACCTAACGGTTCCCCGTTCGGTGATCTGAATTATCGTGCCCGCCTCGCGATTAACATTCTCCCAGGCTTCCGTGCGCTAACCCCCGTCGTTGCGCCCGTGATGACTGATGACGGCGAGCCGGTGGGTATGCTGATTATGTCGAATCCGGGGGACGGCAACCGCCTGTCATTCCGCGGCTTCCGTAACGGCCAGAAACAGGATGTAGCAAACACCTATTTGCGGTTCCCTATTCTGACGTGGATTACGTCCGAGGATTGGCCTACCGAGCTACCGGGCGAACCGGCTTAGCCCCTCTTTTTGGGGTGGGTGTATCATGAAAAAGAATATTCATTCTACAGAAAGAAACACCTATGCCGCCTAATTTTTTTGACCCGCTGGCGGCTAGTTTCTGGGACATGCTACAGCTGGCTATCGGTGCAGCTGTCACGACTCTCACCATTAAATTTAGTGGCTGGCAGTCCACGAAGAAAAAGGAACTAGCAGAGCGGCGGGTAAAAGATGCCGAGATTATGGCGCGGCTGGATGAGCTGGCTAATCAGAGCCAAGCGGTTAAATCCGAGGTCAAGAATAGCCACGGGACGAACTTGCGCCATGATTTGGACGTGGCGATCAAGAGCGCTACCGAGGCACGCGATAATTCGACGCAGGCGCTAAAGATTGTCAAGCAGATTAGCGATTCTTTGGAGTCGCTAACCGTCGATTTTCGGGAATCTAAGCGCGAACATATCGATTTTCGCGAGCGCCATAATCAAAGCACGGAAGAGATTCATGACCTCAATAAGCGAGTGAACGCTCTATTTTCTGCACAGAACAAGAAGGAGAATAACCATGAGTAACTACGTGGACATTACCCACTGGAACGCCACGTCTTTCACGGCGGCGAACCGCACCATTGACGATATCGACACTATCGTCATTCACCATTGGGGTGTGGACGGTCAGAAGTTTGACGACGTGTGCCGTTTCTTCCAGAACGGCCCCGGCACCTCCGCCCATTATGTTGTGGAAGCTGGTAAGTGTGCGCAGCTGGTCGAACTGAAGGATATCGCGTGGCACGCGGGCGATTGGAACGCGAATGCCCGTTCTATTGGTATTGAGTGCCGCCCTGAGATGAGTGATGAGGACTTCGAGACTCTGGCGCACGTCATTGCGGATATCGAGACCTACTACAGCAAGAGCTTCTATATCCACGGCCACAAGGACTATTTCAACACCGCGTGCCCGGGTCGATACTACGATCAGCTTGACCACCTCATCGACCGCGTGAATGAGATTGAGGCTGGCATTGATAACGCGCCCGCTCCGCTGTCTCATGAGCAGGTGGACGAGAAGCGCGCCGCCTGGGAAAAGCTCATGAAGGAGCTGGAAGAGGCTAAGGCCGCCGGTGTAGAAGTCGGTAAGTGCCTGGCACAGGTACAGTAAAACGTCCGTTCTATTTTTGGAGGTCTGATTATGAATGAGACTCAGCGTAAGGCAATTTACGCCTTTGTTACCGCGCTTATCCCTGTGGGCATCGTCTACGGCATCGTGACTCAGGAGCAGGCGGCGGTTATCGTGCCCGCTATTCTGGCTGGCCTGTCGCTTATCATGGCGTATGTGCATGTGCCCGCGCCGGGCGACGGTAAGCAGCAGGGCGACGCGCCGGTTACCGACGATAGCGAGCGCCCCGGCCTGTAAGCGTGCTATAATATCGGTGTTCCTTAAATTGTTCCAGTGATGGGATGTTGAGAGAATATCGGTGGAGTGGTCACACTGTCGGGTGTTGGCTCAGAAGAAACCCCCTAGTTTGTGGTATAGCTAGGGGGTTTCTTTTTTGTGTGCTAGGTGAAGTCCCGCCGGTTAGCCCGTACTACGAAGGTGTGCGGTGTGAAGCCCGCGTATGCCGCCCTGTAGCGGGGGTACCGGGTGCGACACAGCATCTCTACCATATCGCCGCTAAACTTCGTGGCAATGACACGGTACCGTTCGCCGGTCTCCGTCTCATAGGTGGTTCCCCATTCCGAGGCGGTGAAGCCGGGGTACTTAGTGGCGACCGCCCCGGCGTACTCATAGCCGCGTTCTTCGAGGTCTAGCGCCATTAGTACGCCCCCCGTCCTAGCGCATTTTCTAGCGTGTCCAGATCTTCCAGCAGACCGGGCAGCTTGTAGCCTTTATTGAGCTGATAACCAAGATCAAGCAGTTTCACGATTACGGTTACTTGCAGGCCGTGGGGGTTGTGCTGTGTCTTGCGGATGAACCGCGCGGCGGCTTCCAGAGCGCCGGGCGACGGGACGGGCGCGCCCTCTAGGTGCAACTCTAGGCACCGGCGGGCTTTGCGAATGTCTTCCGCCCCGCCTTTCTTCTTGCATCGCCAAACGTATTTTATGGCCGCGCCTAGGAAATAGGGCGCTTCCATGATGAGCGGTTCGAGGGCTAGCCCCTGAATCTTGCTGTAGTGTGCCGGGTTGATCGGGTCGTTAGTCATTGCTGGTTTCCTGTTCGAGTTCGAGCAGGGCGGCGCGGGTGTACAGCGCCTTTTTCTGGACGTTTAGGGGCTGGGTGGTATCGGTGAGAATTGCGGTGAGCCATTTGACGGTTGCCGCGTGCGTGTCGCCGTTTACCGGCGCGGGCTTAGCCTTAGCGGGCGCGGCCTTGCGCTTGCGAGCAGCTACGGGGGTAATCGCAGGCGGTGCCAGGTACGCGGCGGTAAGCGCTTTTACCGTAGCTTCCAATCCCTTACGAACCTTTACCACACCCGCCGCGCGCGTGGACTTGAGAAATTCCAGCGCCTCCGAGTAGGTGAAATGCCAGGCATCGCTAGTAAACTTGCCTTCCACGTCCCCGGTGGTATGCCCCGGGTAATTGAACTTTTGTCCCGTTCCCGGGCGGTGGTTGACGTGCGAGCGCAAAGCTGCACCGGGTGCCTTGAGTCCTACCGCCTGTAGGAGGGTAAACGCGCGAATCCAGATAATGCCGGTATCGTCAGTATAGAAGATTACGTTTTTCCCGTTGATGTTTTCAGAGTGCAGGTGTGCCATGATTAGCGTTTCCTTTCGTTGTAGATTTGGGTTAGGTGGATGTGTACGCCGGGGTTGTCGCCGTATTCCTTGACCGCTTCGAGGCGGTGGCATCGTGCGTCATCTTCGATAATGCCGCCGCTTGTAAGCGAGTCAAAGACCGCGCGGGT